ATTATATCGAATGTGATTACAATCGGTGGCGGCGGCACAGTTGGTGTGGCGGCCTCAGTCCGGAACAATTTGAAAACAAGAACCTCGCTTAGGCCTGTGTCCATATTACGTGGGTAGGATCACTAAAGGTGTGCAGCCGATTACAAATTTTGACGCCAACCGCTACCTCGGAAAATGGTATGAAATAGCTCGCCTCGAGAACCGGTTCGAACGTGGTCTGGAACAGGTCAGCGCTACTTATGGAAAACGGAACGACGGAGGGATTCGTGTACTTAACCGTGGATACGATCCAACGAAAAATAAATGGAGCGAGAGCGAAGGTAAAGCATACTTTACTGGAGATACTAAAACTGCAGCATTGAAGGTTTCGTTTTTTGGCCCCTTCTATGGTGGCTATAATGTAATCAAACTGGATGATGAGTATAAGTATGCTCTTGTCAGTGGTCCGAACAGAGAATACCTATGGATTCTGGCAAGGACCCCAACTATTCCAGATAAAGTAAAAGCAGACTATGTGCGAACCGCTCAAAAGTTGGGATTCAATGTCAATGAATTATTATGGGTTAAACAATAAAATCCCTACCCGAAATAATACTTATTAGAAAAAAACCAGCCTTTGGGGAGGCTGGCTAAATCAGGAAACAAGCTGTTATATGATAATAACTACGTTGTGATTCCAACATTTAAAATGTTAGACTAATGACAATCAGACAGCAACTTTTCCTTTAATTATTTCGAACAATCAGCATCCATCTCCAATCGGAGATCCAACACCATCAGCATACCCTCCACTACGCCCTCAGCTTTCTGAAGCATCCTGCCAACCCAACAATCAGATCGCCCATGCTTACGTGCAAGCGCCATAAAAGTCATGCCGCCGACATAATAGTCCACCAATAAATCATGCAAATCGCTGTTGTTCTTTTTCAGACGGGCCATGCACCCGCAAATGATCATCGCATCATCGTCACAACATTGCGGGCGAGATTTTACTTTTGAAGGAATTAATCCCTTAAAACCGGCGGCAATGGACGACCAAGTCACATCTTCATGATTATTAGCCGCCCACGCTCCCCAACGCTCAAGAACCATCTGAATATCACGCATCAACTTACTCCACAAAAATCAGACCAGAACGCCAATCACAAGCAAAAATCAACAAAACAGTATTAGTTGATTGTTATCTCTGACTTCATACTCCTGCTCCTGTCAGGGTTTTGGCGTAATTCTTCAGTATTCGGTAATCGGTCAAAACAGAACCGGGGAAACGATATAAGCGCAGATGCCCCCAGCGGTGGCGAAGAAGTTCTGCCATATAAAACTCAAACATCATTCATTCCCCATTTCGGTGATGGTCAGTTCCAGCCTCCCACCTTTGGTAACAGGCATCTTCACAACGCGGTAATCAACGACCTGAGCATCATCCAGCCAGAAACCTGCTTTAGTGAGTGCGTCAAAAGCGGCTTTTTGCAGATTATCCAGGTCACGGCGACGGCGATCCGGCATGTGGCACTCAATGCGGATTTTCACAGGCATAGCCAGGCCGATATCCAGCATTGCGTTTTTAATGATTCGGGCGACGTTATCGCGGTATGCCTGCCCCTCTGCGCTGACGTGCGTGCGCCCGCGATTATGGCGGTAATAGCGATTATTGCTCGGAGGCCAGGGTAATGTGATGTTGTAGGTATTCACGCCTTGATTACCCCCTCTTTCATCCAGATAACCTGCGTTCTCGCCATACCTTCCAGCGCGCATTCTTTTGCATATGCGGCATCGACAAAATGTGTGCGGCGGTCGATTTCGTCGTGGCAGGCAGAACATGCAATGGTGGCAATCAGGTCTGGCGGTTTGGTACCGGTGCCGCACAATCCAGTCAGCCGGATATGTGCCAGTACAGACGTTTCAGGGTTGCCATTACATACGCCAGGGGTTCTTACCTGGCATTCCCGACCACGCGCTGCTTTTCTCAAATCAGCCATGATTCCTCCTTGCTGCCAGTCGCAACCATTTTTTATCAACCAGGCTGGCGGTATATCCGAGCAGTGTTGGTATTTCGGATGGCTTCAGCTCAGGTTTACGCTTACGACGATTTGGTACTCTGTAGATGTGTCCGTTCATGACACGAATAAGCGGTGTAGCCATTACGCCTCCTGCTTGTCGCGCAGCAGCTGGAACTCGCAGCTCTGCGGAATAGTCAGGTGGCAGCCAATATTCATCGCCCAGGCTTCAACCTTACACAGGAAGACATACATCTCTCCGGCATCAAGATCGGAGGTATGGCGTAACGACTGGATAGTGGTGATTTCACCGGTTACGACATCAACCAGTTCTTTGGTTTCATAACCGAGGTATGTGTGTTTGAGAGCTTCTTTTACCCATGCTGCGGTAGCGAACGATTTCCCCCTGCTGATAAGGTATTCACTGATTTCGCTGTACCACATGTGGCTGAGTGCATTCTGGGAAAGACTGCGTTTCTCACGCCACGGTTTAAGCACCATGCGAAAGCATTTTCCGTCCTCCAGATAAGGCTGGATCTGCTGGCCGATAGCGGTGAAGTTGCCGCGATGTAATTTGATGCCATCTTGTGGTAGGTTCACGCTTCACCTCCGCAGAGGTCAAACGCAGGATGCAAAAAATCGCAGGTGCATTTCTGCATCTGTGAAGGGAGAAGAGAGTTTGGATTGTATGTGCGCATAAACGTCCCCGTTTAGCGCAGAAGTCACCGGAGTTGTTCAAGCTCCGATGACTTTATTATTACGAATTGATTTTACAAAATCAAAAGGTATGTTAGTGACGCGGGTCTGTTATTATGCGAGAAGGGTTTCCGTATAAAACAAGGACCTTACTTCCTTGAGTAAATAACGGATCTTTGCCTTGAACAATGGTCATTAAATTCCCATTCTCAGTTTCGACAACATATTCCATGCCTGTTTGTTTTGTTGCTGAAGATTCGATTGCTGCCCCGGCAATACCACCAATGACTGCACCACCAACGGCACCAACGATATTAGAACGAACTCCCCCACCAAGCGCAGAACCAGCGGTTGCCCCCACGGCAGCCCCAGCAGTCCCGCCTAACGCGGAAGTCCCACTGATATCAACCCCCCTGGCACTAATAACTGTACCAGCGATAGTTCGATTAACCATGCCCACAGAGCCAACAGAATAACTATTTGGCGATATATTTTGTGCGCATCCAACCAACACTAAGAGTGGAGCAATTACGAATAATCGCTTCATTTAGCTACCCTAACAGGAAACATTGGACGAGAAAGATCAACACTTTCTAATGCTTGCAAGAACTGCGTTATGTTGTTTTGCACCGCGCGATTAACAGATTCGCGTGCTCGAACAATACCGTAGAATGCGTAACTGGCTGGAACAGTACCGGTAGACTCAATATCCTGCGTATATATAATATCACCATTCGCACGGTTGATTATTTCATACCTTGCAATTGCTTTAGTTGTCATTGAAACACCAAAAGCAGGAACGTCAAGAGCCAACACTTTAACATTTAAGCTAACCGTATTTGGTGAACTATCACGAAAAATAGTCATTCGGTCGAGTGCTTCCTGCAAAGATTCACGCCAAATTGGAGTTATAGCCTCCATACCAGCAGTGATATCCCCTTTCTGCTCATCTGGACGAGCAAGTGATACCGTTAATGACTTAATTTCAGCATCTATTTTTTTCTGGCTAACTCCCACGTTAGGTGTTGAAAAATTCAATGGTGGCACACTAGCGCAACCTGTTAAAGAACCAATAATCATGGCTAATAATATTATCTTCTTCATAAATTTACCTTATTGTTATAACCAAAGGAATTATAAAGTAAAAAAGTTCACTATCACTAGCCATTAACGACATCAATTTCAGAGAAACATGGTACTCATTTCCACAAATTTGACACAAGTCATTTTCATCTACATATTCCATCATACTTGATGCATATGTTATTGAAGCCTCTATCCTATCCGTTCATAATAGCAATAGTTACCCGGGTGATAGTACCTCTATGATTACTCGTCTTTCTGATTGATTGGATTAAATATGCGCGCCAAAATTTATCAACTTTCGTTATGGATATTTATTTCGTTTCTAGCGATCTATGCCTTTATTATCTATAAAGGTTCTTATATTGGAGTAGCATTGCATCAAATTGCTTGGATCATCATTATTGCCTCTGGCTTGATTGCTAGGCTAACTAAACCAAAGCAAAAACCAATTTCGTCCAATAATTAGACATGTATTAAAAAATGATATTTTTATGTACATAGTCTATTGAAAATTGCCGCGATAAAATGCCAACACCCGCTTCATCGCGGCACTCTGGCGACACTCCTTGAAAATCAGATTCGTGCTCACCTTTCCTTCCCGTTCTTCCCTGGTAGCGAACCGGTAATACACCGTTCGCCAGACCTTACCATCAATAACTAAGATTCCTGTCCGCGCCATTTTAGCCGCAGCCTGGTTTATGCTGGTTACTGTTGCGCCTGTTACCGCAGCAACGTCCTGCGCACAGAAGCTCTTATGCGTCCCCAGGTAATGAATAATTGCTTCTTTTCCCGTCATACACTGGCTCCTTTCAGTCCGAACTTAGCTTTGATTTCTGCAATCTTCGCCAGAGCCTGTGCACGATTTAGAGGTCTACCGCCCATGACAGGAAGTTGTTTTACTGGTTCAGGGATCGCCTCACCACGGTTAATTCTCGCAGTCATATGGACAAGCTCATCTGCGGCCTTACGGCGTAATTCCGCATCAGTAAGCGCATTGGCCCGCATGTTCTGATACAGGTTGGTAACCAGCCAGTAGTGCGCGTTTGATTTCCACGGATAAGACTCCGCATCCGGATACAGGCCTCGCTTCCGGCAATACTCGTAAACCATATCAACCAGCTCGCTGACGTTTGGCAGTCCGGCGATAACGGATGCTTCTTCCCGGCACCATGCAACAAACTGCCCGGGTGATGGCAGGAATGGTCGATTCTGCCGACGGGCTACGCGCATTCCAGCGTTAACCTGTTCCATTGTGGTGATCCCGTTTTCCCGAAAAGCCAGCACCCACTGGCGGCGGATTTCGTTCAGTTCGTTCTGGTCCCGGTTAGCCAGGCTCGCTGGGAAAGTTGCCAGTAACTGGCTGAATACACCGTTGATTATCTGCGCTACCTGCTGTACCTGCGGCTTTTCGTCGTACTGTTCCGGCATGTTATTGGCGATCCGGCACATCTGCTCACGGTCAAAGTTAACCATCTGTGCGGCGATGTTTTTCATAAATCCACCCCGTAAATCCAGTCAGTGTTCGTCAGGTCGAGTTTTGGTTTGCCGGCTGTCACGCCAGCCTGTTGCTTGTTTCGGTTGATTTCGAGCTGGGTCCACTTGTCGCGGAGTTTGGCCGGACTCAGCACGTTACCGGACCAGAAGTTGTCCTGGCAGGCCCAGCGGAACAGTACACACATGTCGCGGTGGTTACGTCCATCACGTTCACGCATCAGACGGATATCGTTAGCCCACCCTGCAAAATTCGGTTTTCTGGCTGATGGCGCGATGGTCTTCACCATGTCAAACATCCACTCTGCGGCGGTCAGGTCTTCTGCTGTCCCCCACTTGCTGCCGTTCTGAATCGCAGCATCCGCTTTCACCACAGGAAGGTCGTTTTCTGGCAGGTCAGAGGATTCGCCAGAATTCTCGGACGAATAAGGTTTTATATTGTCTTTTGTTAGTTTGTCTTTTGTGTTTACCTGATTCGGGTAAGTGCCTTTACCTGATTTGGGTAAACTTTTCTTACCTGATTCAGGTAAATTTACCTCTTTCAGGTAAACTTTATTTTTCTTACCTGATTCGGGTAATGTTGACCATTCACTGACCACATTATTAATGCCTATATTCCGCCCGCTCTGAATAAAAATCCCACGCTTTACCAGAACACTTTTTGCAGCAGAACACTTGTGCGGCAATATCCCGGTCAACTCGGAAAGTTGCTCGTTGCTCACCCAATCCAGTTTTTTATTAAAGCCATATGTTTTGCGCATGACAGCCAGGAAGACCAGAAGCTGGTGCTGTGTTAATCCGGCCAGCATTACAGCTTCCAGCAACTCATTTGCAATGCGCGTATAACCATCATCGAGATCTGCCACGCGCGGCTCCTTTTGTGCCGCATCCGGCACTGGAAAATTGAATATCTCAGCAGTGTTTGCCATAATTCCTCCCGCAATGAGTGTGTTACGATTTGCACCTGAAAGTCGGTTCTGTTCCAGCAGACCGGCTTTCGCCATTTCTGAACCTGTCATATCGCCCCCAGCATGGTAGTAACCATCGCCATCAATGGACCAGCCAGATCTGGGTCCACACGAAACATCGACACAATACCTTCACTAATTTCCTTCAGTTTCTGGTGGCGTGGTGCGTTGAGAATGACAGCCTGTTTTGCCTCACTGAGTTCCTTTTCCATTTCAGCCAACCTAGCCATGAAGCTATCCTGCTCAACCAGGTAACCGCGATATTCCAGCGGTAGTACCGCCAGAATTGCCGGGGTCAGTTCACGCACGTTATTTCGGTATTTTTCAGAATCGAATTTGTTATCGAGGAAGCGGAACAGCTTCTGGCGTGCACGGCT